TCCACCGACGTGGATGGCGATGCCCACATCAGCTCCTGGGACACCGACGGCGACGGCACCCCCGACACGCCCACCCCTTTTATGAAGCTTGGAGGGCGAAAAACCTATAAAAACCACTGGTGATTATGCCTAACAACAACTTACAAGAACTCCGCCAAAAGCTCGAAGCCCTTGCACGTTTGGTAGCTAATGATGTCCCCATTGTCCTTAAAACAGAGGGGCTCAAGTTTATTCAAAAGAACTTCCAAGATGAGGGGTTTAATGATGAGGGCTTACAGAAGTGGCAACCTCGCAAAACCACCGATACACGAGGGAGAGACATTACTCGTTACCGCTCGGATAGGGTAGGCAAAAAGGGAACCCTTACCCCCTTTGGCAAGCGTAACCAGGGGCGAGCTATCCTTACAGGGCACAATTCAGGAGGCAACAAGCTGCGCAATTCATTTAGGGCGCGTGTAGAGAAAATGAAGGTTACCTTTTACACCCATAAGGAGTACGCCCGTAGACATAATGAGGGGTTAGAGGGTATGCCTAAGCGACAATTTATAGGCGACTCCAAAACCTTATTCAACAATATCAAAAAGGAAATAGACCGTTTATTCAATCAACTACAATAATGGCAAAGCAACCTCATAAACAACGTATAGAAAAGAGTGTCACCCTTAGTGGTAATGCACTTAATAAAAAAGTACATTTGGGCAAAAATACAGCCCAAAACATTCAGCAGGTAACTAATCTAATGGTGGACATCATCAAACGCCAACGCAGGCTATGGCGTACCGAACTCAACCATTGGCACTCGGCACGTTATGCCCGCTATAGTGTGGACAACCCGCGTACTTACCCATTGGAGGAGGTATACCAAGATGTACTCCTCGACGGACACCTCACGGGTATCACCGAAAACCGTACTTTACGAACTACCAATAAGGACTACGTTATCGCCATCGATGAGATTAAGGACGACACTCTAACCGAGTATATCAAGGACAAACAATGGTTTGAGGACGTAATCGAGTTCGCTCACCAAAGCATCTATCATGGGCATTCTCCTGTATGGATCAAAGAGGTAACCAAAGGCGAAATCAAAGCTGTAGAACTTATTGATAGGGGCTTGGTAATCCCCGAAAAGCACGTACTTTTAAAAGACTACGATGCTACCACTGGCATAGACCTACGAGATGTACAAGAGGTAGTATTAGTAGCACAATTCTACAAGCATTCGGGGTTGCTCGAAAAGGCTACTCCTTATGCAATCCTAAAGCGCCATTCGTGGGGTTCGTGGGACGAGTTCGAGGAGCTCTTTGGCATTCCTATACGTATAGCTAAAATCGCTTCGCAGAGTGATAGTGTGAAAGAGGAAGTTGCCCAGTGGTTAGAGGAAATGGGTTCAGCTTCGTATGGTGTTTTTCCTATTGGTACTGAAGTAGATATTAAGGAGAACAGCAAAGCCGATGCCTTTCAAGTGTTTTACCGCAAGATTGAAGCGTTGGATAAAGAACTCTCCAAACTCGTACTTCACCAAACAATGACTACCGAAAACGGCAGTAGCAAGGCACAAGGAACGGTACACGAGAACACTTTGGAGGAGGTTGTCTATGCTGATGAAAAGAAGATGTTGGCATTCCTCAATAACCAACTTTTACCTGCTATGCGTGCCATTGGTTATCCTATTCCCGACAATGCAAAAATAGCTGTAGAAAAAACAACAGACCCAAATGAACAAATCGCCATAGACGGGGTACTCTTAGGGCGTGGCTATATCCTTACCAAAGACTATATAGAGCGTACTTATGGGGTAGAAATAGAAAGTATGCCAACCTCTTCCCTTTCTCCTAAACCAGACGATAACCCCCAGCACTAAGCCTACTCAAACTATATTATCACACCCATTGTTGCTCCGATCACGAGCCTATAAAGCTCAGCAAGGAAGACAACAATTTGAGTAGGCTCATAGAGGGGTACATACGTGAGGCTTTTGAAGAGCGTAGTATTAGTGAAGCGCAAAGCAAAGAACTATGGCAATACTACTACAAGCACCTAAATAAAGCCTTAGCAGAGGGCTACAACCCTACTATTGAGGAAACCAATACCGAACTGGTAACCTCACTAAAGCACAATCTTGCACGCTTCTCTGCATTCAAAGAAACGAGCTTTAAACAGCAAATAGAAGCCTCTCTAACTAAAAATGGTAAGGTGCTTTCGTGGCAAGAGTTCAAGGCAGAGGCTAACAAACTGAATATAGAATACAATAGGCGTTGGTTACAAACCGAGTATAACCAAACAGTAGCCAATGCCTTATCGGCGCAAAAGTACGAGGAGTATATAGCCAATAAGCGCATATATCCTAACCTTATCTATCACGCGGTACACGATGAGCGAACCCGCGAAACACATCGTGCCTGGGACGGACTTACGCTACCCGTAGAACATTCGTTTTGGAAAACACACCTACCCCCTAATGATTGGGGTTGCCGTTGTTACGTAGAGCCTACTGCCAATCCTATAACCGAAGGCATTCGTACGGAAGACGTCCCTATAAAAGAAGCCTTTGCTAACAATCCCGCTCTTTCGGGGGAGATATTTCCAGTAATACCTTATGCCAAAGGAATGAGCGAAAAAGCCGTAAAAGAGGTAGAAAAGCAGGTGGAAAAGCGTCTTAAAAAGGAGAAGGCTAAAGCTAAAAGAGCAGAGGAAACGTGGCAAACCATACCTACTGAAAAGGGTACGGTTAGGGTAAGTTCATTGCACGGTAAGGATGAGAGAGCCGAAAATGTAGAAATAGCCTCTTACTTAGCTAATAAATATGGCTATGAAATAGACCTTATAGAAAAGTCTAACATACCAGGGGTGAAAAGTGCTGATACGTTTAATAAAACATTGGAGATAAAGCAGGAGTACAAAAGGTGTTTTACACCAACCACTGACGCTATTAGTAAGGCAATACGAAGTGCTAAAGATCAAGCAGACAATATTGTTTTAGATATAAAGTCAGATATAGATAGATTTGCGTTACAAAACGCTATTAATGAAAGAGTAAGGCGCTCCAAAAGTATAAAAACTGTTTGGGTAATTAAGGGTAATTTTGATAAGATGTATACAAGAGAAGAAATATTATCAAAAGACTTTCAAATTAAATGGGACTAACCTCATTATTTCATAAGGTTAGTCCCAAGTTCAGGGCGTGGAGTTTTCTTATGTAGCCTCCTCACCACTGCAAAAGTACAACTATTTTTTAAACTACCAAAACTATTTTCAACTTTCTGCATAAATCCCCTCATAAGAAATGATAGCTTCTACAGTACGAGGGGATAAAAATACCCTACCTGCTACCTCCTCAATTACGGCGTCTATACGCCACTGGGGGTACTTGTTAGTAAGCTCACCAAAGAGCTCACGTATCTTTTCATTACGCCTCTGTAGGCGTTGTTTGCGCTGTTTTTGACTTATAAGTTGCATAGCCACAAAGAGAATAGAATATTATGGTGCAAAGGTATGAAATAATTACGAAATACAAAACACAAAAGACGAGAGGCGAATTTAATCGTCTCTCGTCTTTCGTTCTGTTAGTCGGTAGGCTTTTTTTAGTTTGCGTTTAAAGTCGTCTAAAGGAGTTTCATTTTTTTGCTCTTGGTAGCGGAATTCGGCGTGTTCGCGTTGGCGTTCGTCGTCTATGTATTGTAGGCGTTCTTTGTCGTATTCTCTAAAAAATCTAAGCACTTTATCTATACCTAATCGTTCGTAAAATTCGCCGTATTCACCCGATAGTACGCGTTTGAATATAAATGATATTTCAGTGAGTTTTAAGTAACCGTAATCGTTCATTATTTGGCTACTGCAAAGGCTTATTTGGTCTTCGCTCATTGGGCGACTTACGGCTAACATTTCATTAAAATATAGGAGCCATAACATTATATAACTTTCACAAGCTGTTGCGCCATAGTCTCTTCGTATGCTACTAATAGAGGGGGTGGGTAGGTTGATTGCTTCGGCTATGGTTTTGAGTTTGTAGCTGTGCTTCATACAGTTATTGGGTGAATATATTTTTAAGAATCTTTCGTTTGAAATCAGTGCTGTAAGTTTGTTTTGCACTACTGTTACCTCGTTTTGCATTTTGTAATATTTTATTGAGTTGCGAATTGATGTATTTTAAATCGGTGTTTCGTTGGTGAAACTCATCCATCTTCTGCCAATTGCCCAATAGGTATTGCCACGTGGCAAAGGCTTCAGTGTCGTTGGCTGATACTTGTTGCAGGTAGCTAATGATTTGCTTGAGGGCTTTGCCGTCTGCTCCAGTGAACTTGGGAGGAAAGCCGTATAGGCGTTTGTAAAAGAAAAACCACTCGTCTAAGAACTTCCCATAAAGACTTAAAGGTTCGGGCACATCCTCACGGTAGGATACACTGCCATTCCATTGCTCTTGGTAGCGTTGTATATCTTCCTCTTGTGGGGGTAGGATAGCTCCGAGTTGTTGGTATTGCTGGCTATTAAGTCCTCCTCTCTTGATTTCTATTTTGCAAAGCTCACCTTTTTGGTAGGTGAGCTTTAGTAGGGAGTGGGTACGGTGTATAGTTACAGTGTAAGTCATTTGTTTTTATAGTTTAATTAAGTAAGCGGGCATAAGGATAAAGTTGTCAAACTCAAACCCGCATAGGTGATGTTTATCTTTTTCTGAGTATTGAGAAAAGGAAATGTTAAGGGGCTTGCATCGGGGATACTCTTCATTAAGTTCTTTA